AGTGTTGCACTCTTTTCGATCTCGATATTAAGCCTGGACTTCGTTTGTACGTTTGGTCTGTATGTAGTCGATGAGCCTCCTTTATGTTTGCTACCTGAAATTTCAAGTTGGACGATGGTCCCAAAATATTTCCCTACCATAGTGGAAAACGTTTTAGTTCCGATCATTGGGTACTGCTTTGTGCGGACCAACTGTTTGTTAGGCCCTGTTCCTGTATATTCCTCGTCGTAGAGGACATGGGTTAATACAACGAAGTTGGTGTGTCTTCCTACTTGGACAACCTGAAGAATGGATTTCAGCCAATTATTCACTGTTCCCCATTCTTGGATTTGCAAAATCGCATCCTCTGGCTGTCCTTTGAGAAGTGCATTTACCCCGCAATCTGTCAACTGACTTCCACTATCCAAGATTACGAGGTCATTGTGTGTCAGCTTTGTCAGGTTGAACTGCTGGAATACCGCTTTTTCTTGCATGCACTTCACACAATTCATCTTTCCGTGAGCTTCGCAAATCGGTACATCCTGTGCGCTGCTGAACATTCTAAGGATTGCGTTCATTACGAACGGATCTTTCCTTGTGTCCAGCATGCTAAAGAGTTGGATTTTCTGCAACGCGGAGTCAGGAAGTCCCATTGAGAGAATTGTATCTTTGCCGTTTTCCAGATCGAGCCAGATGATTTTCCTGATTTCTGGAATCATAGCTGCTGTAGCTGCGAAGCGAGTCTTTCCTGAACCACTATCACCGTAGATCAGGATTGCGTGACTACCGCTTTCCTTCTCTCGTGCTTTCTTTAGGGCTAGCATGTCCATTCACAGTTTTCCTCTAAGGACTCTAGCTACTAGTGAGGAATATCCTGCCAAGTCATCCCAATGATCAATAAAATCGGCGTCACCTGCAACCATTCTTCCAATTTTATGAAAGATCATATCCAGAGCTTCCTGTTGTTCCATCGTAAGGGTCTTTCCTACGATTTCCAGTTCATCACGCAGGACCGTTTTTAATCTTTGCGTACATCTTGCATGATCTCGGAAATTGCCGTGCGTCTCTTCCCTTTCCGAGAGTATAGTTTCTACTATATCAATGGCTTTGTCAATGGTTTCTTGTGCTGTCTTGGTATTGTCCATTACTGTCTGTGCTTTTACCCTGTAATTACAAGACTTCCAGTTAAATTGGGGATCCGGATTCCATCTCCATTCCCGTGGATATCCGCCAGGCTTTATACTAATGAACTCAATGTCCGCCCCCTTTCTGAAAGCTTTTTCTACGCTCTTTCTATACTGTTTCTGACTCACTGCTTCTTCTATTCTTATTTCCATTTCCTTGCCCTTAAGATGGTCTTTGCGAACTTGACTTCGTGTTTCAGCTCACTTGGTTTAACACGGTACTCTACAAAATCCCAGAGAAACGAGGGATTTGCTGCTGGATTCCATTCTCCCTCTTGTTTGTGAAGAAAACGGTATTCCACTTTCATCCCTATACTATGAAGGTACTCTACTGCTTCTCGATACTTTTTGTTTTGCGTGCTCATGCTTGGAACTCCCATGAAATTACAACTTGTCGATAGGGCAAATTGTAGCGCATACACTCAAACTCTGGCTCGTTGCAGATACTTTTAACCGCTATCATCAACTCATCCACATACTTATACCTATCGCACGGTATAACGACGCGCTTGAATCCATACATGGAGGCTTCGAGAATGCTTGCTCGCAACTCTTGTTCATATTTCTTTACCAGACTGTTGGCTCCAGCTACCTGATAGGCGGCCTTTACTTCGTGGATGAACCTTTTTTTTTTGCTCATTCCATTATCCTTTCCAAGTGATCCTGAATCAAATCTTCTAGCTTAAATGTGAATTGATATTCAGTCGTATCTTCTTCCGGAGCTTTCCTCCTATCGAGGGAATGAAGTCCACACCCACCGAAGTGGAAACAAGGCTTGTTATATTTTATGCAGCCGGCCAGACGCTGAGGGAAGATTCCCATATCAAGCTGGCGCCGCATCCGTTCTACGTCCATTCCCAAAGTGATGAAAAAGTTAAGCCGATCCTTCAGGCTCTTGGTGAAAAGCAGGTCATGGATCTTTGGCTGGAAACCATTACCAGATCCGAGCTGGCCGACGAAATAACCTACGTCATAATCACTATTTTCCTTTCCGACAACGGAATCAATGACAATACTATAGCCAATGAGCTGAGGGCTGTTTGCATACAGAGGGTCAAGAGTCAAGAGGTTCATTCCCGTTGTTTTGAAATCCTTGACCATGTACTTTCCGCTATACCTGTTTCTCATTACTAGGTCGACATATCCTACGTAATAGAATAGATCATCAATATCGATCCGGAATGAAAGCTGTACAGCTGGCTTACCCTGAAAGGTAGCGACTTCCCATTCTTCCATCATCGTGTCGAGATTATACATCGACGCAAGGACTAAGTTAATTGCCACCATTTCATTCTTCCTGGCAGTTTCTGGAATGCAGATTATGTCATCTTCCATCCCGTGATAGGCCAAGTAAGCATCCCATACAGCTCTGTCTTGGGAACCCGTAAGAATGTAGGTAGTGCATCCCGCTTCATAAGCGTGTCCAAAAGCAAAATGCTCATTGGTTTTTCTTCCCTGATGGGATTCGAGGAGTCTGTTGAGTTCAAACTTCCTCTCGCAAGTTAAGTATTCTTCAAGCGCTGAGTGGGACAGACGTATTTTCATCTTCTTGTTCCTTTTCTGCTAACTGAGAAAGCCATGCATCAATAACCATGCTAGGATTTAAATCTTCTTCACCTCTACGCCAAGCCAGCTCCACCAAAAGCTTAAGTTGACTGTAATTTGTGATAATGTTCATCCTTTGCTATCTCCTTCTTTTGAAAAATAATCCATCATTGCCCTATGCGCCTCTACGTTTGCGTGCATGTAGAGAAGATCGCAGACTGCGTTATCTGGCTCATTCTCGTAGTGTGCGATGTCCATATTGTAGGACTTCATTGCGTTGAGAACTGCGTCCTTCCAAGGATTTCCTGATTTAGTTTCCACGTGTTTATTCCACAGTTTCTCGAGTTCAGTATGCTGTGCGTCGCATACACTTCGCCATCCCGCTCTGTACAAGGCGTCGACAAATTCGTCAAAACTGATGCCTATGTCTAGGTTAGAGTCACACTTAGGAACTTGAAGCGTTTCTTCCTTTGCCTCTTCGATTCTTCCTAAGCATAAACTATTTGTCGGGTTTGGCTTTAATCCCGCAAGGTAATCACTTCTTGATATGTAATCAGTGTATTTACAATGGATGCATTCGAATAAATATTCTCCGTTATGAGGATGGCAATATAAATATCTCCAGTCATGCTCACTCATCTTGCTTCCTCTCTTTCCTCGAACTAAGGATATATTCTGCAAAAGGTTTGAAGGCTTGAAATCCTGCTTGCACTGGATGGAACACTATTCCTACAAGAAATCCGAGAAGGAAGGACGGAGTCAGCAGAATCAGGAAGATTGTTTGTACTGAGACTTTGAGAAACGGTTTCATTCTTCATCTTCCGTTGCGTCTAAGATAAGTCCTATGCCAATGCAGAGAAAGGTTAAGACGATATGTAACAGTGGGTAGCTTCCTATTACTATCCAGATAGCCTGCAGCAATGCTAGAAAGTAGAATGGAATAGCTAACATACTGGTCAGTCCAAAGAAAGATCGATCGAGAGATCCACTTTTGTACTTCCTTTCCTGCGGGAAGACGGAGTTTCTTTTGTTGCTGCCGCAATTGCAGTTCCTACTAATCTCTTGATTGCAGCGACAGCCATTCCGATATCCTCGGGAAGAAGCAATTCACATGCCGCTGGGTTCTTCAGGAGGACCATTTTCAGATCATCCATTTCTGCTTTTAGGTCCGTTCCTGAAAGCTCCGATAGCTGTGCGATGCGAAGTTTGATTTCATGTGCTTCTTGGGTTAGTTCTTGCATTCTTTATTCTCCATCTGCCGTAGTTGTTGGACCTTCTCATCGTAGTAATCCATATTCACTTTGATGTAGTCGAGTTCTGTCTTTGCCTGCAGGACGGCCTCTACCAGTGTATTAATTTCCTTTAGTGAACCGGAGGAATGTCTACATAGCATCATGCTGAAGTCTTGTATTCTCTTGTTCAGCGCATAGTGCCATACTTGATGAGAGATCTCTGCCGCCTTTAGGTTTAAGAGTTCCATGTCTTATTCCTTTTCCTCGTGCTTATCGAAAAACGGGAGTCTCTCCTCGAAAAAAGTTAGCTGCTCGGTAGCAAAGGCAATCTTCTCCTTAATTTGATTAAGGGTTGTCGTGATACGGGACACTTGTTCTTCTGTTTCTACTAAAGTCTCGGCTTCATACCGTAATACATCATTGAAGTCTGAGATATACTTATCTTGAAGACCTTTCCATGCCAAATAATGTTGGCATGCTTGTTCTTTCTTTGTGAGTGCCATTTCTTTCTTCCTTTACTTTATTTACTTCGCAAGGTTGGATATAGCTAACGCCGATCGCCGATCGTCATTCCTCTGAAAGATCGACTTTCGTCATTTCTGCCAATTTTACTCGTGATACTGGCCTTCGTCGTACTAGAACTGTAGCACGTCTGGTTGCAAAGACACGAAGATCAACCCAATCAGGATCAGTTTCATCTTCCTCTACTTTGAATCGCAGAGTGACTGCTTCCCAGGGAATTCCTTTGCTATGTGCCCTTTTTCTGGCAGCAGACTTGGCATTCATGATTCCTTTCTGAACAACCGTCAGAGAATCCTTTGCGATCGTGATTAGATGTCCTGCATCCTCTGCTGCTAGGGCGTCTTGCAGAATTTCTTGATAAGAAACCTTTTCTACATCCGATTCCTCATCAAAGTCATCTTCATCCAGCTCCAAATCAAGATCAGTTTCGTCCGGGCTGTGCATCATGTTTCGTTACCTCCGTAATAGTTTCAAGAACAAGAAGTTTGCTTTCCTCCTTCTCAAGCGTTAGTGAAAAGCTGCGCAAAATTGCACATATTGTAGCCCTTTGTGTCTGATTTGTTACATTCCTTGCTACAAAATTCTTCACTGCGGAGGTGAGGTTCCTTACCACGGAAATTTCTGCCATTTTATATCCTTTCCTGTGTCGTAAATTACTGAAAGCGGGATTCCTGTCCAGTTCTTTATATACTGTAGCATTGGAACACATTCCCACATTGTTAAAGCTCTTGGTTTTATTTCAGGTGGCGCGACTATTGGTGCCATCCACTGATATAGAAACGCTATCGTGTATGCTAGGTCTTTTGGGTCTCCTCTAGAAATTAGTAAAAGGAAAACACTCAAAGGAGTTCCTTTTTCCTTGAGTGCCTTCCTCGCTTTTGCCGCTGCTAGAAGTTCTTCTAATGATGACATAGTATGCAATTAAGGATTTTCATTCTTGGCTCTCGCCAAGCAAACTGCCACCAGCTAGAGCGCGTCTCACCGTTTTTTAGAAAGCTAGAAGGTATCGATTTTCTCCCTTTATACCAAAGTATCGCATCGTATAAATTGAAAAATTCCGAGAAAATCTCTACCATTTCACTCTCTGGAGAGTCTCGTAGGTTATAGCCTGTAATCTCTACGAAGGCTTCTCTTAATGCTGTACAGACCCATCTTTCCTTCCCACTGCTTATCTTTTCCAAAGCCAACATATAGATACTTCTTTTCATGTCATCCATTTTTATTTCCTCTCAAGTTAGAACTTCTTAACACAGGATACACCATTCAGCGTCATGTTTGCGTTGAAGTATTCGATCTTTTCCGCTATGGAATTTCCTTTCAGTCTGCGGTTCGCTATGGCCTTATCAATCATAAATTGTTTGGAAATCAAAACCACCTTCTCAGATGCTCTGGTCACTGCGGTATAGAGAAGTTCATTGAATGCCATGATGCTATGGTCTTTGTGCAGGACGATTATTACTTTTCTCCACTCGCAGCCCTGACTCTTATGAACTGTGAGGGCGTATGCCAGAGAAAAAAGGGCTTCTGAGAATTCCCCTGTTTTCCTCAGCCGCAGGACTTCGCCGGTGTCTTGAAGTTCTATCGTCACGACGTTGCTAGCTTGGTGAGTTAGTTCTTCAATATCTTCCTGCGCCATTGCTTCAAGATCTACATCTACACCCGCTAAACCATTATCTTCATCCAAATCATCAAGGTCGAAATCCGAATGATGCATAACTCCGAATCTGGTAAGATGCTTGCTTGGCGGACGTGGTGATTTTCCTGCGTAGATACGATTTACGTCTATCTCTTTTATGTACCCTACTTGTTTGTTGTACATAATCTTATCTCCGACTGCGAGATAGAGCTTCCTTCTCCCTGCGATAACTTCCCACACCTCATTCTGATTCAGGAATTGTGCAATGTGGCTATTCAAGGAAGTGGAACCTAGGGCTTGCTTTCCGAACGGAGTTAGGACGATATCCGTTTCGGGATCATATTCTCCCGCTTCGTACCATTTCTTCATTGTGTTTGCGAACAGCGTTGCCATAATGTGCTGGCCATGCTGCTTTGCTCCACCTTCTATCAGCTTAAAGTCAGGCCCGTACTCTAATGCATTTCCGTCAAGGATGTTGTGGGCGTTCTTGAGAACGAGACTATTAAATGCTTGACGATACACTGTCCGCAATTCTATAACTGGAAGCTGCACCAAAGCGTAATTTAAGATGGAAGGGCCAAACACTGGGGGAAGCTGGTTGATATCTCCGATGAAAATACACTGCGTTCCTGTTTCCATTGCAGCGAATACTTTCTCCCATAGTGGGAGATCAATCATGGAGGCTTCCTCGAATGCGATCGTTTTCGTCGTCAGCATATTTCCTGCATGGCGACGTGGAACAAAGCGCATTGATTCTTTCTGAGTCTCTGGGTTAAAGTAAAACTCCGGCTCGAATTCAAGGAAGTTATGCACTGTGGTAATGTTAGGTGCGAAAAACTCCAGTTCGGATTCTTTACAAATAGCCCGCTTTGAATTTCCTGATGCGATTCTCGTATATGCGACCACTGCTGCCGCTGGACCGGAAACTCTTTCTTTTGTTCCCTGAATCTTGAATACGTGCGTTTCTCCATGCAGACGCTCCGTTTTCAGGATCGTTTTGATGAGTTCCCTTTCGGTTGTAGTCTTTCCAGTACCGGCTTTTCCGATAATACAGAATGACTTTCCTGCCGCCGCAAGCTGCACTGCAGTTTTTTGATCTTCGTCAAGTACGATACTAGTGGAAAAGGTTTCCTTCTTTTCTGCGGGAGGTTGAACGATGATTGTGGGATTTACCGCAGGAGCGGGTTTGATTCCTTTTTTGGCGAGGAGTTCTGCCAGAGTAATTTTCATTTCTATTTCCTTTCTGTTATTTTAAGCCTGATTCCTAAAGGCTTGCACAATATCATAAGCTTCTTTGAGAGAACACTTATGCTGCCTCCTGTACAGGGTAACTGCTTCAGGCACAAATCCCAGGTCAGCCAAAGATTGCCAGTGTTTGATGTGTTTCAACAATTCTTCTTTGACAATAGCTGTCTCGTCGAGAAGGGCTTGATATTTGTTCAGAAGCATGGTAATCGATTCACCAGTTTGCATTTCTATTTCCTTTCTAGTAAGAGTAAGAACATACAAATCTACCCGAGGGCAGAGTTCTATATTCTTTTTAGGTTCCCGGCTTCCTGTTCCCAAAATGGGATAGAGTGTGGCGGACTCCGCTTTTGGCTCCCCTTTCTTTAAGAGCTTGTTAAGGAAGCCGGGAATTTCTTTCTGTTTCTAGAACTTACTCAGGAACTCATATGCGTCCCTGTGCATCTTTTCCACGTCTCTCGTCCGTGTTGGGAGAACCTTTCCGGCTTTGGCCATGATGGCCATCGTTTCCACGGAGAAGTTATTCCTACTGTAGCAGACTGCGCGAAGGTGCATGAAAGCCTGATCGACAAGTTCAATTAACTCCTCCTTTGGCATTTCTGCAAGCTTACTCCGAAGGGTTCTATCCGTATACATTTTATTACTCCTTTCCGTCTTTTTCATGTTCCCAAAGCAACCAGTCTTTTTGCGCAACTAGCCAGTCTACAATATCTTTGGCTTCCTTCAGTCCAACCAGTTTGTCTAGTGTTTGTGTTGGTTCTGACCCTTCACTTTTTACAAAAGCTTCGAAACAGTTATCATAATATCCCAAAGGATTCCATTTTGATGGTTCTTCCGTAAAAAGTCCGCAGAGGAGGCTGATTGCTGGGATCTTCCCCTTTTCGAAATCCATGCTTAGGCGTAAGAGAGTTCTGAAATCGGAAAAGCACATAAAAATATCTTGACGATACATAGTTGAAAGATATGCTTGGATCAGATTACGCGCTTTTTCTTTGTTTGCGTCAGCATCGAACATTTTATTACCTCTTTCCTTTCGTTTTGTTTAGTACTGCGTATATTGCTTATTCGCTTCGATCCAATCTACGATATCCTTTGCGTCTTTTAAGCTGAGGTCAGAGCTATAATATTGCTCTGGTTTGATGTGTGAAAAGTCTTCATTGATGAACTTATAGAATTCCTTGCTAGCATAGCCCGTTTGAACCCAGCGTTTCTCCTTCATGGGGAACATCCCTCGGAGATTCTTTATAGCTTCGATTTTACAGTTTTCGAAAAGCTGATCCATCAAGGCGCGGAATTGCTCATTCTGGAAATCTAGCGTTGGCTCATCCAGAACTTGGATAAGGTAGTATTTAATGAGAATATACATCTTTCCCTCATTTACCGAGAGGGCCTCTCTGCGGTTGGATTTAACTTGTACGTTCATTTCACTTTCCTTCCTAAATGGTTACTGCCAAGAGAAAAACAACAAGCGCGAATCCTAATGCATACAAATCGCACTCGTGTCTTTGGAATAGAGTGTTACTTTTTGCTATCTTTTTTATGGTGCTCTTTTCCATTCTTTTTCTCGCTTTCTTTCCTTTGTTTCATGTACGTATCCCAAATTTCCTTTGTTTGCCGCTCAGTACGGCAATTCCTGATTTCCTGCATCGTATTCCACGTCATAACTCACCTCTTTTTCAAGAATTGCAATTACTTCTTCAAGGCTGTGTGCTTCTGCCATCCTCATACACTGTTCTGCTTTTTTATAGCTACAACTGGCCTCGACGTAATCAAACACAGCTTCGGCCATTGCTTCTTTATCTTCTGTTCTTTTTGTGGGAAGATAGCGAGTTAGCTCTTGGAGTCGCTTCAGGCTGTTTAATGCGTGCTCGTTTTCAGTCATCTTAATTTCCTTTCCTTAATCTAGCTTTACGCCGGAGTCTGTTTTATGTATTGTTCTATCAAATTCAACAGTACTTCGATTCCTGTTTTTCTGACCTCAAACATTACTTGTTGATGGCGTCGTGATTCAATACAGGCCGCGTCAGTATGGGTTCTTTGTATGATTTGTGCAATATGAACAAGTTCTGCTGTGGCCTCTTCCAAAGTGAGACGATTTGGCATTGTCGTGAAGTTCATTTTCTATTTCCTTTCTATTCTTGCGTTTGGTTTTCCATCTTGGATTTAATGAGTCTTACGACTGCAAAACTTGCTCCGCCTTGCAGGGTTTGGAAACTAACGAGCACTTTACAAGGAAGGTTTTCCAGAATCAAGACTCCATCGGAAAGACTATCGAATTTTATCTGGTAATTCCAGTTGTTACGAGTGAGGAATCCTTTTGTTATGTCCTCATCAGTAAGTGTATGTTCCATTAAAAAAGCCCTAAGGACTTCGGGGCTTTTGTTTTTCAGGCTAAAGCGAACAGGTTTTTCCATATCAGTTTCCTCTTTCCTTTGCTTCTTTTCTTTGTTGTGCTTCTTGTAGCATCTGCTGGAGTGTTTTCCTTGGCTTCTGAAAAGACTCCGCTTCATCTTCCAGATTGGTATTTTTGTTGATCTTGATACTTCCGATGATTATTGCCAGACTCTCTGCGGCGTCATCCTCTTTCTCAGTCAAGAATTGCACATATCGTGCTTTCTGCTCTTCTGAAACAAAGGAAACGTTTGTTCCTGTAGCAATGTGATGGAAAATACTACAAGCCTTTGCACCGATAACGCCAGCGTTTTTGAGTTCGCTGGCCAAACGTTTGATGTTTTCTTTTTGGCTTGTCGTGAGGCTGAATGGTTTGTTTTTCTTTTCCTCTGCCTTTCTTTCGGCAGTCAGCTTTCTTTCTTCTTCCAGAAGCTCAGCTAGAACGTCGTGAACAACTAGACTTCCTTCTTTCTTTGGATAAAGAGCATCCCGGCAATCCTCGAGATACTGCTCCAGGCTTTCGAGATTTGTTTCTTGGCAGAATGCAAAATGTGGGAGTCGTTCTGAAAGCCACTTCTTATCAGAACGGCACTCCACTATTCTTCTTAATGCATGGATTATGTCTGTGTTGGTGTTATGGCTTGTTTCGTTGAAGATCCCGGAAAGGATATTATTCCTCTTGACTGCGGGGAGGTGATCTTCTATGAGAGAGCAGGAATGCATCAGAGCAAGAAATACTCCGGCCTTGATTTCTACTGCGATTCCTTTCAGCTCTGAATCTGATAGACTGGCAAGTGCTACCGCGTTGCGATATTTCGCAAGTGGGGAGTCGTACTCTAATGTGAATGGCAGTGCCGGAATATCTGCCAGTTTCAGCGAAATTCCTGTTATGGTGCAGATTGCGGTTGCTTGCATTTTAGTGTTTCCTTGCTTTCTTTGCTACTTACGTTGGTAAGAGTTTAACATTCAGTTTATAGCGCCCTGTTACGACGCTATGATACTAGATGCTAGAGAAAATCGCGGTTATTGCTAATGAATCTGACAATTTCAACGGCTTTCTTCAGACTTAAACTACTACGACTAACAGGATTGAAATTATTGTCTGATTGTTGCACTAGCGTACAAAAACCATCACCCAGACTTACATCCCAGAATTTATCTTGCAGGTAGAGATCACGCAGGAGTTTAACGGCCTTTACCATACTGCCGCCTTTTGGTGCCTCTAACATGCAATCAATAACTTCGTGCAGTTGGCTATTTGTGATATTGGGAAGCGGGTAAATATACTCGTTAATCAGAATCCTAAGTTTTTCAGTGTTGGATTGCATTTTACTTCCTTTCTTTGCTAGTTGGCAGGGTGGCAGGGCGCCAAGTGGGATTGTGGCACGGTGCGGCTGGCGTGTCAAGCGCGACGCTAAGTGACTGATTGCATGGCGGTTTTCGCGCCCTCTGCGCCCAGTGCGCCGGTCAAGGCTGCTGCGCTCCGAACTGATGGAACTAGTAGAATGGAAGGAACTATAAAAACTGAAATGAAAGTACCCCCTCCCGGTCCCGATTTGACCCTCTCCGGGGGAGATAAGGGGATAGAATAAAATATATCTTCCTTCTTGGGGTTTGTTTTGTATGTCTTAGCCTTATCTTTGACCGTATCAAATTTTTAACTTAAAAGTCGAATACCCCTATATGTGTTTATATAGGTACCTAGATATGTTTATATGTCTGGATATTTATATCTATGGATTTATCCCGGCGGGGGACGGTGCGCGTGGAAGGGGGAGGGGGGTATTTCGATTCAGTTCTTTCCAATCCTTACATTCTATGAGTTCCACTAGTTCTATGAGTGATTTCCTCAGTGGCCGTTTCGTCCTGGGGCGTCGCGGCGGGCGCACCGTGCATGCGAGATTTATTTTCATCTTATCTTATTTTCTTCTCCTATAATATATTGATGACTCTACTCGTGTTTTTCAAGTCTAGGACGGGGCTAAGAAAAGAAAAAAGTTTGCGGAAACACTTGACAAGTCTGCCGCCAAGCCTCAGAATCTGTCCTACGGTCACTTGACCGGGCGGACGAGAAAGGTAAGAGAAATGAAAGTACGGATCAGCTATCAGCATGTGAGTGGACACTCCAAGTATGATCGGGAGTGGATTGGGGAAGGGGAAAATTTCGAAACTGCCAGAGAGGCAGCGGTGAAGGAAGCCATGCGGGAATTCCCCTTCCCCCACCTGAGGATCCCGGCCCTTCTGGGATGGGAGAGTCGGGTTTACCAGGGCAACAACATGCTGGTAGTCCTGTACGATTTTTGGACTTAGTAATATAGCATCTAGCTACATAGCGCATTCAAACGTTCAGTGAGTGCGCTATAAGCTACATACTGTAGCACTGGCCTAGCAGATTCTAGGATGCCCATTAAGGGCGCAAATGGGAGATTTAAAATGAACGCAAACGCAAACGAAACCAACAACGCCAACGAGCTGATGCCTTTCACGCATAAGGTTCAAGAGCGCCAAAAGGGCGACGACGGCAAGGGCAGGAATGTAGAAATCGGTGCAGTTGGCTATCTGGTGCCGACGCTTCAAGCTTTCGGAATCCCGGCGCAGGGTCCGAAAACGGATGATGACGGTGACTTGGTTTATGAAAATAGGGTTTCACAGTGGCTTTGGGAAGCTGTCCAAAATGCGGTGAAGGCTCAACTGGTTTCATTTCTGCAGCCCAAGTCTGTTGAACTCAAAGAAGGTTGCAAGCTCTGGAGTTCTGTTGATGAACTGGTTGTCGGTTCTTCGGCAGTCAGTCAGAAAGGCGCAACACTTAAACTCAGGGCAGACTTCAAAGCAGCCTGGGCAGCATATATCACCGGCCTGAAGAAATCCCCGGCAGTCACGGCGGCATTCATTGCGCTGGGTTCGGATTTCCCCACCAAGGGGAAAGATTGCGCTCTGTCTGTTTCCAGTGCTGGCAATAAGGCAGCCGTTGCGCGTCATCTGACCACGTTCTTTGATGGTTTGAGCGAGGGCGATCAGGAGAAGTTCGGGGAAATCGTTGCTGACTTCGCTGCAATCTGCACGGCAGAAGAGCAAGACCTCTCAGACGAGTAACACAACCATATGGCCCTTCCTGTCGAACTGGCAGAAGGGCCATTTTCACATCTACGAAAAAGAGAGGAAAGGCTTGATTTGCAAGGGAAAAGGCCCGGGGCATGGGCCTTTTTTTTATGTCTGCCGCGCCCGTGGCCTTCAATAGTAGCCACAAAAAATTCCTAAAATTTTCGAAATCCACCTAAAGAAATTCTTTCCTACCTAAAGAAATCAGTTAACATGGCAACGAAAAGATAAAAACAATCTCATCGACAGATGGTGCCAACCTCGCCCCGCGCGCCCCTTTTTCTTCTCCCCCTTTGCGCATACAATCCCTTTAACGTAGAACGCGACGCAAGAAAGGAAACCCCGCCATGAACCGCGCCAAAGCTATCCACTTCCTCAGTCTCGGACTCCCGCCCGGCCAAGTAGCATCCATTGTGGGAGTTTCCCCCAGCCGGATTTCTCAGCTTCTTTCTGAACCCTCAGTAAAAGAGCTGATTGAAGAAAAACAGCTGGAAAGACAAACAGAGAATGAGGAAAATGAACGTCTTGAAGCAAAGGTTCTTGCAGCAAAGAACTCCCTGTTAGACTCCTTGGCAACAAGACAGCATGAAGCAACTTACATGGAACTGGCCCGCGCTTATCAAATAATCTGCGCGGCGAATGCTCCGAAGAATGCAATCCCGGTTCAAGGGGCAACAATATTTAATGGGACAGTAGTACAGATTGCAATGCCAGCACGAACTTTTCAACAGGAAATTCAAATCACTGCGGATAAGGAAGTAATTGCAATTGGAGATAGGGAACTCGCGCCACTTACAGCAAATGCAGTGACGGCGCTTTTTAAGCGAATGAAGGAAGGAGAATGCAATGAGCCAGAAAACTTACTTACAGGCCCAGAAAAAGGCACTGGAGCAGTTGTTCAAGCTGCAGCCTAAATCCTAATTCTAAGGGGCGCAACAATGGAACAAGTGAATATCCTCTTTGATGAGGAGAAACTTCTATCCATTGTTGCGCCCCTTTCCTTATCCCCGCGCCAGATTATTTATCTTCTAGAAACCGCCGTGCACACCCTGGAAGAGCCGGTGCATTTAGACTTTGATCCAGATTAGAATCTCACCGGCGAAGCCCGTCTAAATTCCTCCTTAGTTTCCCTTTTACAGCTCTTTCAGGGAGTCCACTCCACATGGAAATTCTACCTTCCCTCCTCTCTTTCATAGACAGCAAAGTTCGTACATTTAAGAAGAGAATTTCTGATACTGTAGAAAATCCCAATGATGTAGCTGAACAAATCGCAGATAATCTCCCCGAGACGATAGATAAGACTATTAGCGATCCTTCTAACTTCATCGGGGGCGGGGCTGGCACCCTTATCTCTCGCGGCGCTAAAACGTGGAACCAGCCTCGTTATATCGAAGCAGTGAAGATGAAAGTCAAAGGTGCGAACAAGGACGAAATCTGGGATAAGACAGGAACTTGGCTTGACACTCCAGATATGATCCCGCGCCAGGAAATCTCTGATCTGGACATGAAGATTCTTAATCCAAACAAATGGCTGAAAAGTACTCTTCCAGATATGCAGGGAGCTTTTTATCAGCAAGGTCAACTAGATACTTTAGTAGCAAATCCCAATCTCTCTGCTGCGTATCCCGAGCTTCTGAAAGATATATTCTCTAAGATCTCAAAACGTTCTGGTGATAATAAATCCGGTAAGTTCGATTCCGTGGGAGGACGAGTCTTTGCTCATGCCTCAGAGGATGAGGATATTCTTAAAGTATTAGCCCACGAGCTTCAGCATGCAGTTCAGTCTAAAGAGGGTTTTGCATCTGGAGGGAATCCTGACGCAGTCATCAAGGGGGATATCCCAGAAGCTGCAGCTTTCTTTGATGCCTGGAGAGATAAACTCCTTAGAGCCGGACAAACTCCTCAAAACGCAACAGACAAAGCCGCCTATATGGCATATCATAACTTAGCTGGAGAAGCAGAAGCTAGGGCAACAGCAGCTAGACTCTACTATAATGATGCAGATAGATTGGCCCGTCCTCCATGGCTAGATTATGATATTAATGTTCCACTTAAAGAGCTAATTCTTAGATTTAACAAGAGGACGACGCCATGAATTTTCTCCCATCTCTCCTTAATTGGCATGCCGCCAATGCTCCTACGAATTTGCCGAAGGAAGTTCCTTATGAAAAACCGCAGGATACATACATTTCCGTAATGGATCCGACCCGTCCGTCTGATACCGAAAGCCTGGCAGAACTCTTGCTGAGGAAGATAAATGATACTTGGCAGGGGATGAAGGATCCTAATAAGGTAGTAGGAGTTTTGTCCAGAGAGGCAATAAATCCACTTAATTACTTATCCGCTCCAGCAAAGGCGGTCGCAGTAACTACTGGGAGTGCTGGAATACTTGCAACTTTGATGAAATTAGGAACTATTACTCCATCTAAAGCTGTTTCTACAGGGAACCAAGCTGGCGCATTTCGCCCTTCTGCTTCTAGACTGCTTCCATCCTCCCTGACAGAATTAAGTAATAGAACGACGACCATATTGAATGACAATTTACCTAGGCCAGGTTTTCGAGACTTCAGAACTCCAGAGGAGTTAGCAGAGGATATTGTTCTTGCAAAGATGATAGCTCCGAAAGAACTTCAGAAATATGGAGCACCCGAATTCCAAGCTGACCCCTTCCTTCCTCATGTGAGAAACCCTGAACGTAATCCACCAGCAGCCTTAGCTGAGCATTATTCCCTGAGCGATCTTATTAATGATTATCGTAGCCAGGAAGTTTTGCGTAAGAATGCAAGTAGAGCTTTTGCCTATACCGAGGCAAAAGATTATCCTCCTTTTATGCCATATCTGGAGAAGGATGATAAAAAGATGATGGAGACATTGGATCTTTATCCCAGACTTGGGGACGACGTTAGGGCATTTATGGGTCAATTGAAGGATGAAAAATCCATATTCAAGCTGCAATATACAGAAGCCAAGAATGAGATTTTAGATACATCTGCTGCTATTGCAAGAATCCTAACAACAGCAGGCTATACTCCAGAACAACTTAGTAAGAAAACTCTTCAACAATTAGTAGGATTCGCTCAGAAAGAAGAAAGGGCACTTCTAGAAAAAGAAGCTAAATCAGTTCAAGCCCTCACAGAACATACAGTTCGTCGCACAGTAGAACTCCAGACCAAGCAAAAACTTCCGCCTGAATCTAAAGGGCTTGTTCAACTGGAAAACGAGAAAGATCTGGCGACGGAAACAGCATTCCAAAATATCTGTTGTGGCGCCGGTCGAGTCGACCAAAATACAATGAAATATGTTCCAGCTTGGGATCCGATTACAGGAAAAAGAGAACCAGGATTAGGAACTGTTCCTGTTAGTGGGGATAACTTCTTTGGCAGGGTTAAGCGTGGAGAGAGTCTTATGTTCTCCTATCGTCCTAACGGTATTCCCGAAGCCACGATCGAACTTAATGCGACGAATGGGTCAATCAGGGAAATCGCAGGAAAGAACAATGATCCAATGGATAAAGGTCTTAAGGATGCCGTTCTTAAGGCTTTGGCTCCTGTTCAGAAGCAGATAAGTGCTAAGTTAACATCTGATATTAAAATGACCGGCAATGCTGCGGCTGATGCTAGGATTAATGAATATCTTAGGTACGCTAGAGCGTTTCCCGATGACGCTGATGATTTCATAAGGTTAGCTAGAGGTATAGTAAATCACCGGGGGGAATTTGATGCGGAAGGTTACGCTATAATACCTTAGCGGTTGAGAGATCTATAGAGGCTAACTAGTAAAAGGACGGTACAAAGAAATGGAAGATCACACAGACCAAAAGAGGCACGAAGTAACAGTAATCAATGCTTCCGCAGCTGAGATTTACGAGAGAGGCAAGATAGATATCAACTTCTTTGCCTCTCTTGCAATTCCTGAAATTTGCGTTTATCCCCTTCCTAATTTTTACCTAGCCTGTTTTCAGCTTCTTGTCTCTCGCCGCGATGTAGACTACGGAAAACTCCTTCGTTTTGCACTAGGATTACCGCGAGGCCATGCAAAGACCACTTTTATCAAAGTTCTTATTGCGTGGCTCATAGTTTATGATAAAGCGAAGTTCATCCTTATCGTATGTTCCGATTCCCCTTTGGCTGAGCTTCTACTTGCGGACATTCATGATATCCTTCTAAGTGATAACATCGCAGCAGTCTACGGAGATTGGGCAGCTGGACTTTCCATCGATTCCGCGGATACAAAGAAAAGCCAGTACCATGGTAGACCTGTTTCTATGGTGGCAAGAGGATGGAAATCAGGTATTCGAGGAATTAACCTTAGGCACCAGCGTCCTGATATTATCTTTATTGATGACGCGCAGACAAAAGCAAACGCGGAGAGTCTAACAGATTCCACCACTCTCCTCTCTACGCTTGTTGGAACCATTTTTAAAGCAATCGCACCTTACGGAGACCGTCTAATTATCTACGTAGGAAACATGTACAATGACACCTGCGTCCTAAACAAACTCAAGAAGAACCCGGGCTGGATTTCCATGATTACCGGCGCGATTCTTGCAGATGGAAAACCACTTTGGCCAGAGCTGTTCTCCCTAGAAGATCTCATGGAAAGCTATTATCATGACGAAGCCTTAGGAATGAGCCATGTCTGGTTTGCCGAAGTCATGAATGATCCTGTGGGTGGCGCAACCAGTATCTTTCCTAACCCACTGCCGGATTCCCCAATTCAGGAATATGAACTTGAGCTGGCGGATGGAGCTTTCATCACAATTGATCCAGCCGGATTTAGGAAAACAAGTGACGATAATGTAATTGTAGTGCATTTGAAGTATGGAGAAAAGGGTGTAATCGTAGAGTCTAAACAAGGAATTCTCGATCCCGAGCAGCTAATTCTCGCAGCTATAACCCTTGCAGTTAAATGGAAGTGTTCTCTCATCGGGGTCGAGGATACAGGCTACCAGATGACATTGGGATTCTGGCTCACTAAGTACATAGTGCAATTTGAGCTTAATTCTCTCGTAGTAGTTCCCCTCTCCCCACATGGAAGAACGAAAGAAGCTAGGATTCGTTTACTGATTGCCGAGTTGTACAAAGGCAACTATGTCATTCATGATCATGAAACACGCAGGAATTTTACCTGGCAGGCTTCGACATATAAGCTAGGTAAGTCCGATAATCGTGATGACCTTCTAGATGCTTGTGCTTATGGCGTCGACGTTAGAAATGAATACTGGCATCAAATTACAAAACTGGACTATGGTCTTACTATCGATGGAGAATGTAAGGTCATAGGAGATAATACTCCTTTTTAAGGATTTAGTAATGGCACGCATTTCCCCCCAGACACAGAAGAACGTCATAGAGTACGCCAAGTTCGTTCTGATGGAGCACGGCGAAAATTCCGACTACCATGACAAGATGGAAGCAATCGACATTGCGTATGCAAGGTATAAATTAAACAAAGATCCTAAAACAGGTGTCGTTCATGGAGAGGGAATAGATGCTGCTACTACCCCTGCTGGTGTTTTTAACGTTCCTTCTACTACTCCTCCTGTTGTTGTGGCCCAAGTTGATAGCATGGTTGGATATTTGTCGGAAGTATTCCTGTCCGGAACCCCACTATTCCCTATTGTGTCTAACCCGACTAATAAACAATCTGCGGAGTCACTTGAGGCTTTACTGGACGATCATAGCATT